GAGAACCACCCCCTTATATTGCCTTTTCGTGATTCCTATGGAAAAACCGTAGGTCTTATAGGGCGTACCTTCTTATCAGAAGAAGATTGGAAAAGCCAAGGAGTTAAAAGCAAATATAAAAATACTGAATTTAGAAAGGGTGATTTTGTATTTGGACTTTATGAAAATAAACAACATATATTAGATCGAAGTTGTGTTTATGTCGTAGAAGGTCAATTTGATGTTATTAAGGCAGTTGAGATAGGGTTTAGAAATATTGTAGCTTTAGGCACTTCTAGTATGACTGCCTATCAATTTTCTGTCATTAGCAGATACTCTAATAACATATTTTTGTTATTGGATAATGACGGGCCGGGTCAAAAAGGGAGGGAACGGATTATCAGTAAGTATGGCCATATGGCCAACATTCGTAATTTTTACTTGCCAGACGACTTTAAAGACATCGATGAATACATCACTAAGGAAAAGATTAGTGACTACGCAGACCTGTCTCTTGATGTCAAAGATTGAAAATTCTTAAGAAATTTTCAATCATCCTCTATTGATATATTGTGATTGTTGTCTTTTGATATCTAGGGGTTAAACAATGGAACGTAGAAAAAACAGATCAGACAAATATCAGTGGGTACTATTAGAAACGGTTTGTTCAAACGATATGATGGAAGCCTTTTGCAATGAAGATAGTATCTCTGCAAGGCTGAATCCGTTTGATTACAACGAAGATTTGATCGAGTTGGAAGAACAACTCAAGAAAGAGTTTTGGAGAGTCGTAGATACACTACTGACCCCAAGACAGAGGGAAGTAATTAGGCTTTACGCTGACGGCTATACTCAGATGGAGATAGCTAAGATGCTAAATGTCAATCAAAGCTCCATTACCAAGTCTCTTAATGGTAATGTAGATTATAAGAATGGCAAGAAGATTTACGGTGGAGCCAGAAAGAAAATCCGCAAGATTATCGAGAATGATGAGAAAATCAAGGATATCCTAAGTAAAATGCGCGATGCCCGCGATGAAAAGTGGTAATAATCTGAAATCTACGTAGTAGGTTTGCCTATCAATAAAGTACAGAATATTATCAATATTTCTCTATCTATGATAAGGTATATTCTGTTCAACGGGAGACACGATGTCAAAATTTTCGATAGATTACTCAGGCTTGGCCAAGATTACTAAGAAAGCCTATCGCCTGTCTGACGTTAAAGATCAGCTAGAAACTGTGGCTTTTGACGTAGTTAGGTTCAAGGACGGCGACAAGGGCGCTGAGCTATGGCAAGTTCAAAGTGCGGAAGATGGCGATTACATCGTTTCTCTATATGATGAAGATGAGAGCGAAGGAACAGAGAAGACAGCTTCTTCTAATCCTTGGAGTGTACTCGTTACCAAGAGCGGTACCGATTTACAAATTGCTTACAAGGGCGACCCTCTTGTAAGACTTGCTTCTTCTAAGCTTGGAATTCCAAGCAGTGAATTACATAGGGCTGAACAGTACCTACCCGAGAAGTTAGCCACTAACAAGAAGCTCGTCAAGGCTCTTTTAAGTGAGCTGAGCGAAGCAGCTAGACTAGAGGTATCTAGACGATACCCAGAATTGGTTTAACGGAATAGGTGTTCAATGAGCCGAGATAAAATACAGCAATTAGTAGGTAATCTGGCAAAGGCTTTGGATGCTAACCAAAAATTGGCAACCCCAATTTTAGCAGCCAAATTAGCCAAGTGTGCCGCCGCAAACCCACAAGACAAGACTATCGGTATGGTAGCTAGAGTTGTTCAGAATATGGCAACCAAGACTGTGTTCATGCGTAAAGCAGAACTCAAGTCTCTCTATCACCAGTACCACACTGTTGGCACTAAGTTTGCCGAACTATTCCAAGAGGAATTGGGAGAAGCCCCAGCTGAGCCATCTGTTACATACGAACAGCGTGATGATTCTGTTAAGACTAACGCTTATGAAGTAGGTGATCAGGTTCTAGCTAACGCTTTAGAAAGCGTTTTTGATAAACACCTTCCACTCAAGATGTATTCTCAACCAGTAGCTGAAAAGGCTATGAGATCTGTGGGAACCACCCTAGATGCTTGGAGCCTCAAACCATCCAAGCTAACTGTAGGTGATGGTAATGATAAATTCATCGTAATCAAGGCTGACTATGAAACTCCAAAGGGAGTAACTAGCTTCTATGTTCCAGTAGAAGTCAAGAAGAACGATGTTGTTGACCCAGAAGTTTTTATGGGCAATACTGGTCCAGAAGACCTCAATCATAGTACGATTAAAGCTTATCTAACTCAGCAAGCTGGTACCAAGACTAAGGTTGGAGCTACTGATATTCTATCCGCTCTAACTGCTGCCGCTAGTGATAAGCGTGAAGTAACTGCTGCTGAATTAGCTGTTACCCGCCTTAATGCAACTCGTCAAGGTAAGTCAGAATTCTTCGAAGGACAAGTGGTTGGACTTAAGGTCGATGCCGCTGCTAAGAAGGATGTCGAGCTTCCAAAGTCTGACGAGTTCTTTTCTTTTGAACAAAAGTTTACTACTCCACAAGGACTAGCCTCTTGGAGATTTGGCACGGAAAAAGTTGCTACCGCTAGAAACCACATTACTCGTGAGTTGCAATCTTTTGGATTTACCACCCCTCAAGTGGTAGTTACTGGTAATGATGATAACACTATTTTCTATGGTGTTTCTTTGGATACTGGCAAAGTTGCTTTTACGGTTCCAGTTAAGGTAGCTAATGATAAACTTCAGAAACCAACCGTTATGTTGTGCAATGGTTCTATTGCTACTTTTGATAGAGCAGGTATTAATGGTCTAGTCTCTGAAAACAAGAGTGATAGAAAAGTTGCCGCCGTGGCTTCTAATATGGCTTCTCTCAAGCCAAGTGAAATTGTGAACAACCTGCGTCAAGCTCTTGCTGATGAAAATTATGCTAAGGCAGAAGACGCTCTCAACGTACTAGCAAACTCTGGAGACGCTAAGGCTTATGCCCTTGCATTCCAGCTGTATATGAGCGGACTAGCTGGTGTCAAAACGGCTGAGACTAAGTGTTCCAAGATGATTAAGAGCGCTAACAGTGAGCACCCAATTTGTTCACATACTGGATTACCAGTCAACAAGGTATACCAAGACAAGAACGGATATTGCCGTCCAATGTACCGTCAGGGTATGGATGAGACATATGAAGGGGCTGCCTTTCTAAACGCCAAGATTTTCGGGTGATCCCATGAGATTATTCAGGCTGGCAGACCTCTTAGAACATAAGTATGGATTAGTGTCTGAGGGCGCCTCCGCCACTCAAGTTGAAGAGGTTAAAAGAGAACTCCTCAACGCTTATAAGCTATATGTAAATAGCAAAACAGCCAAAGAACCTATTTTGCAGATGTTGGCTGATGCAGGCGAAACGTTTTCTAAGACATTAGTTTCTATGTTCGAAGGCTTGATTGCTAGCCTCGACAAGCATAGTAACACCCAGTTGTTTGCCAGGGTAAACAATATGTTGGGAATGATTAATGACATGAAGAATGATAAAGACTTTCCTGTTAGGTCTTTTATTCATGATGCCGTCAGAGTAACCAAAGACTCTGAAAGAAATTATCGTGAGCGTCTCAAGTCTAAATTTGAGATGACTATTTCTAGATTGTCTTCCATTCTTGAAAGAGAAGCAAAGAAATTACAATCTACTTTGCCTCTAGGCGCACCCACCGGTTTGGAAGGCGGAAGAGTCGAACCTCAGAGAAAAGAACTGAGCAGAGAAAAATTGCTCATGTTTATGAGGACTCCAGCAGCTCAGTTTTATGGACTAGATAATATTGAAGTAATGACTCATGCATTATCTTATCCTGAGGTAAGAGAGAAGATTACTACTCTTGTTAATTCAATTGATAGAGGTCATCTTCCAGCTGATGGACCTGAAGTTATGGCTGAAACCCGCGCTATTAAAGGCTGGTTAGATAACAAAAAGACTAATCTTTCGGCATTAGAACAGGCACCTGAAAAACCTGCTCCTGCCGTTTCTCTCTTCGAGGATGAGGAAGAAGAACCTAAATAAGAGGCTAAACTATGAGAATCGCTGAACTATTAAATGCTATGGCTTCTTGGCTTTCAAGCCCAAACAACGAAGCTCTATTGCTTGCTGAGTCTGATGAGAAGTGCATGCAAGTAGTAGCGGAATCTTGTGTGCTAGCTGCTGAGCTGCTTAAGAAAGCAGCCGATGAAGTCGATGCTCTTGAGCCACCTACTGAATCTGTTATCACCTCACAATCTATTGAAGAGACCGCTGCTTTAGCACAAGCTCTTGATGAGTCGGGCGATCCTCAACTTAAGAGAGTTGCATCAGTTTTAGATGAACTATTGCTTACCATTGCTGCTCCACCAAATGCTTATGCTGAGCGTAAAGACTTGGTAGATGCAAGAGCCGATGAAGTAAGAAAGAAGTACGAGCAACCAGCTAAAGATTTGCACAAGTACAATCAAATTGAGAAGTCAGAAAAGGCCATCGAAAAGAGTAATTTTACTAAGGATTACAGGATTCTAGAGGCTCCTCTTAGCTCTCGTTATTGCCCAGACCATCCAGGTGCCCAAATCGGACGCGTGGGTGAGCACGTATGGCAGTGTGAATTAGATAAAAAAACCTATAATTTTGAAACCGGATTTCAATTAAACAATGGCTCAAAGGTTCCTGGTGGAGATGTTGCCCAGCAGACTAATGGACTAGATACTCCATTCCACGCCATCTTTGATACCCGTGAAGGCAGACTAGGTTACAATAAGTAAGCGATACCCTGGTTATAAAACAATATTATAATCAGAGGGTTTATGAACAAAAACGCGCTTAAAAAAATTCTGGAACACCCAGATAAAGATGAAATCATTGCTAAATTAGTATTGGATTATCCGCCAAAAGATATTCATGAATGGCTTGCTGCTAAATATACTAATGTTAGCGAAGCTAAATTTGTTGTTGCTGAAAAGTCAATTAAAGTATTCAAAGAGAACTATTTAGATGTCTATTCCATGATCCGTGAGGACATGATGAAGACTAAGCAAGCTGTAGCTACCAGTACAGAAGACCAATTAGAATTGGCCGTTAAGAGCAATCCAACTTACAAGAGTAAGATGCTGGAATTGGCTGGTAAAGAAATAGATGTGCGTCAAATGGTGGCACAGTTGTGCCTGGCTATTGAAACGCGTTTGGGTCAAGTTTTTGATGAAATTCAAGAGGACCCACGCAATATCAATACGAAGATTGACCGCGTTTTGATTGAGTACGGCGAGCTATTAGGTGGCTTACTGGAAAAATATTATAAATTCACCGAGAACCCAGCCGACTTGGTCATTCAGCACAACGTGACTTTGCAGGCGGTAGATCAGCATATTTCGGTATTTCATGATGTAATCCGTGAAGTTTTGTCTCAATTGGACTTGGAGAGTTCCATGTTGTTCATGGAGATTTTCCAAGAGAAAATGTCCAAGCTTCGCCCACCAGCTTTAGAACAGCCACTTAACACTGATATGAAGCTTGCTGAGGCTAAACTTCTAAATGAAACCATTAACAAGAAGTTGAACAACTAATGTCGGAACCTAAATCTCCAAAGCAACCTATCATCGATATGCCTTCCAAGAAACAGTTGGCAAAGGTAGTTCGCCCATATTCTGATGAAGAGCTAAAGCTCTCGCCAGAGATGGAAGCTAAGATGAAGAAGCTCATGGAGTTTTTTGATCACTATGGCATCGATTACAGCAAGTTTAAACCGGAGTTCCTTTCTTTCATCACTGATAAAAAAGCATATCCAAATTATGACCAGTATCAATATATGCCAGGTCAGCATGATATGAAGAAATGGATGTATGCCGTTAAAGACATCCACTATAAACAGAAGGCCGGACTACCATATAGAGAGGCTATTAAGAGAGCAACTCAGGGCTGGGTTAAGATGGAAATCTATGACTTCTTAAACTGGTTAAGGTTCCACGAAGAAGGATCTCACATGAAATATAAGTTTGCACAAGTATGGTATGAAAATGGACAGCCAGGCTATTTCTTACATGTCAAGCCAGATGCTCCTCAAGAACCAGAACCAATGACAGATGGTAATGCCGTTGATACGGCCCGTGAAGACGCTGAGCGCAACGAAGAGAAAAGAAACACCATTGAGAAACAGCGTCAGAAGATTATCGGACGTTTGGACTCTGCTGAAAAACTTTTACGTTCGCCAGAAGGTCAGCAATTTGCTGGACACGAACTAGAAAATTTAATGGAAGCTATTTACAGTCTCAAAAAGAAAGTTCAACTCGTTAACAAGCTAAGCATATCAACACGTCTGTATGAGGACATGATTGTACGTGAAGCCAACGTTCTCAAACGCGATGGTTTCAATAAAGCTGCTGAAATACTTTATTCTGTTGCTAATGGTGCACCAACTGCTGCCCCACCACCAGATCCTTCTGGTGCTGGTCAATCTGGCACTATGAGTGGTTTGCCTTCAACTGCTCCTGGAACACCAAGTGTACAAACTCCTGTCGGCGGTGGCGATCAAAATCAACCACCTCCTGTTGGCGCTTTGTTGGGCGGTGGCACTCCACCAGACGGTGCGACAACATCTACCCCAGCAGTTGTTCCTCAAGAAGATCCTCAGCCAGTGGGTCTTACAAAGTTTATTCAAAACATGAATAAAGGAAATAAGACGGATGCCACCAAAGCAGAAGATGATGAATTAGAAGTGGTAGATGAATTGAACGTAGAAGATTCAGAAGAACAACTTATGGTCTCGGAAGCTCAGATAGCTCCTCCAGCTCCTCCAGGACCACCTCCAGCTGCTTTGGAAGATGTTCCAATGACAGACACTCCACCACCAGATAGGAATCCACCAGCGTTTATTCCTGATGCCGCTCCAAAAGCTCCAGAAGCAGCTAAGGGACCAGCTGATGAAGAGCCGCTTGAGGTAACAGAGGATGATATTAAATCACCAGATGCCACCTCTACACCCAGCGGATTTAACAACAAAGTGGATGAGTTAATGAAGAATGTAACCATAGCTGATGTGGTTGCAGAGTTAGAAGACATTTCTAAAACATATAAGACTAGAGAGCAGCCAAGACGTCTAGGATTCGTAGATATGATGCTTGACAGTCTAGGATTAGCCTCCCTATTCCCTTCACTGTCTGAAGCTCAAAACAAAGCCCTGGAAGCTAATAACTATATTTCTACTCGTGTAGATGATATTCTATCCAAGTTGCGTGGAGCAATGGCCAGTGCAGAAACATCTCCAACAGCATCCCCTG